CCTATATCCCGAGCAATACCAAAGGCAATCTCTGGAGCTATACCCTTAAGCTCATCAAGCGCCCCCTCTTCGCCTCTGGCAGCTTTACCAGAAAGATCTCGCACTTGAGATTGGCGAGCAAACTCTCGACCTTCGCGGAAAGACCCGACAAGATCAGGGCCTTGTAAATTTAATATTGCTTGTGATAAAACTTGGCTTACCATTTTATTATCCTATGCTTGCATTAAAAATCCGGCTTCAGGGATTGTTGCGTTAAAGCCTGATTGCTGTTGAACGATTGAAGGGGGCGGCGGATTTCTGAGAGCAAAAAGGCTGGAAATCTGAGGAGCCAAAGTCCCCGCCAAACTTGATAATTGATTCTGCGTATTTGCTCGCCGACCAGCTGAGGCAATCCCCTGCAACCCTGATAATTCAGCCCTAGATTGTATTGAATTAATGATAGGAGCTGATGCACCCAAGCGAATATTTCCAAGCTGCGCGCCACGACCTGAAAGCAGGTTCGCCTGTCTTCCGCGACTTGCCTCTGCAACCCCTGACAGCGTTGAACGAACTCCGCGAGCCGTTCCCACAAGCGGTTCAAGCTGTCCAAGCCTGCTTTGTATAATGTCGCCTTGCTGTTGTGCTCCAAGCTGTCCTGCCGCTAATTGAGAAGCCCCTGATACATCGCCGCTGGCCACTGCCTGCCTAAGCTGGGTTTCTCGCTGCCGGCGGTTTAATTCCTGGGTGAATTGGGATACCGGAATACCTGCAATGGCTTGTTCTTGTGCTGGCTGGCCAGATAAACCAAGTAAAGCGTTCTGCTCTCCGAAGGCTTCAAGACCTGCGAATCTTTGTAATGGGTCAGTTATGGCTCGTTGCCCTTGCTCTGAAAAATCTATGGCTGCACTGGTTCCGCCCTCTATCAGTCCGACCGCCTCCGGTGTTCTTTGAGCTATCAAATCATCAATGCTTTTGAATCCGCTAGCGGTAGGCATTGGCACATCACCTTTACCCAAGCCTAAGCTTGGAGCAAACATGCCTAATCCCTCTTCCCCAAGAGCCCTTCCGGGCGCCGCTCCCGTGACTAAACCCGGATCAAAAGGATTAAAACTCGAAAATAAACCCATTACTACCTCCGCAATTGCCCAGCAAGATTTGCCAAGCTTTCCAATGTTTGTTCTTTGCCTTGCTGGCCTACAACCTGCTCAAGCAATCTCGCCTCGCCTGCTCCGGTTGCCTGTTGCGACAATTGCGGAACTTGACCAACCAACACTGATGCACGTTGCGCCCCTGTGCCTGATGCTGTATCACTAAGTGATTCAAGACCGCGCTGCTCTATAGATGCAACATCGCCAACTGCTCCGAGACCTTGTTGTCCTGCGACACCAAGTGAGGCAAGAAAGCCTGGGGTTAACGCTGATACATTTATGTCAGCCTGCCTTTCAAGTCCGCGCTGAACCACTGGAGAGGTATCAAATATTGGAGACTGTGAACCCCGCAAAGACGCCAAGCGTATTGACTCAGCAAGAGGGCCGCCAATGTCTTCGCCAGACAATGTTAAATCTTTGAACTGGTCGAATGCTCTCACGCCCGGATCAACAAATGGCTGAATTTGATCAGTTGCTTCTTGCTGTCCGAGACGAATTCTATCTGACGCGGCCTCTGATGCATTCAGCAAATCCTGTTCGGCTGCTCGTCCTGCAGAACCTAATTGCTCAGCTGATTCAATGCTCGCCTGGGCTTGCCCGGCTGCCGCAGCTTGCTGAGCACGCTTTTGATCTTGCTGGCCTTTTACACTAACAACTGTGTTTGCAATGATACCCGCTACTGTTGCTGCCATATTATAATTCCTTTGTGTAAACTGTTTCGCAAAGTTTATAACCCATGTTTTCATAAATGGATTTCACCTTGTCCGGCATTGAGTTTTCAACAAATACCATGTTCCAATATTTTACGCCCTGATTTCTCGCTGAATTCTCAAGTCTTGAAAGTAATCCGACCCCGTCACCAGAATCTCTAAACCTGGGGTTTACCCACCAAACTAATTCTGTGCCAATCTGAACCGTTAGACTTGCGATCATTGGCCCTTTGACGCCGCAAGCAAACCCCTCGACCTTTCCCGAAACTTCAAGCACAAACATCAGACTTTCATCAATGCATTTATTAGCCATTGTCTCGACAATATCAGACTCAAACGCAACTTCTGAAAAAGCCGTATTTTTCCAAAATGCACGAGACATATCTATAATTTCAGGTATGTCTTTTTCTTCGCCTGATCTGATCATAATTTATATTGTGATGATCCAGCCGGTATCACCATCCCCTGTTTTTTTAAAGTAAACTGCACCTGAATCTGTGTCTACAAACCATCGCCTGACACTTGCAATTATAGCACCTTCCGGGTTTCCCGTTCCGGTTAGGGGCGGCAGATTATTAACGGCTTCGCTGATCGATTCCATCCATGTGTGAAACTGGATGTTGGCAGCATTGTCTTCAATCAGCATGTCGCCAATAGTAGGGACTAAAACTATATCAACCAACGTCAGCTTCCATCTTTATCAGAGTTGCTTTGGTGGGGCTTGAAAATTCAAGCTGTAAAACAATGGAACGCGTAAATCTTCCAAGCCTGTACCAAATTGCGCGTGTTTTATATTTGCCAATTTTGCCCATAGGCTTTGACCTGAACCCCTTGAAAGTCCTGGCCCCGTCATTGGACCAGGACAGGGTTATCATTGGATCAGCGCCGCCAACAACTGTAATGGGGACACCCAATGATGTTGTGCCGTTCTTGAGTTCAATATCATTTGTTAACCCTACCCCTGCCTCAATCATGGCTTCAATGGATGCTATGAAAAACGCATTGCCAAGATTGTCGAAAGCCTTACTGGTAACAAACCGCCTAATCAAATTGTCATACTCGGTATACAGGTCGCGCTTCAGCTCTCCAATGACAGCATCAGCGCGATCATTAACAAGTACGCGATTGTAAGCGTAAGCCATTTGACCAACTCTGAAAGCCGTCTCTTTTTCTTCAATCTTAGATAATCTTTCATGCCATCTACCATTTGCGCCATCGTAAACAAAACAGGTATCGGGGAGGGTTAAGCCATACATGAATGAACCTGATTCCGAGTATACCCATGAAGTTATGCCGGTTAACTCTGAGTCACTTAGACCAGACAATACATTATCAATAGCAATGGTGGAAAGCTTCTGTTTCTGGTTTCCTGTGACCCTCCAAATTCCTGGTGACTCGTTCCCGTCCTCACTCGAACCTACGAAAACCAAAGCTGCTCCAAACTTCTGTAATGAATCGGGGGCTGATATACCAACGTCAATTACTGCGCCGGTGATTCCCTGAAATGGTGCGGGAGATCTGCCTATATTACGGAAAGGTTGAATGGTGTTTGAGCCAAGAATGTAAAGTTGGTTTCTTAATACCCCTTGGGCTTTTATATCATCAGGATCGGCGAACGCTCGTGAGAAATCTAAAGCATCATATGTCAGCCCATCCTGCAAAGCGGAGTTGAAAAACTTCTTCCCATCTGCTTTAATAAAATTAAAAAACCCGTCGATATACGTTACAGCAACAGCAGGACCGTCAAAAGCTGCATCCGTTATTTTGGTGAAAGTGGCAGGCTCTACAAATATAAATGACTCGCCAGACGTTACAGAATCAGGGCGCGCCACAATGCAAAGCTGCGTGCCGTTATCAGCCATAGACACGGGATCAACTCCAGGAACTGCCCCCACATTATCAGTGGTGAAAGATTCACTTTGATCGCCTGCATCAATAATCAGATTCAATCTAAATAAAGATTGGCCAATAACAAAATAGGGGACTCCATTCATTACATGGATTCCTCGACCATCGATTCCTGCAAGATTTGAGGTTCTGGCTAATTCTAACAATCCCTCTGTGCCAAACAGATTGACATCAGTGATTGTTGAGGACTGCGGAACATTTGGCCGCCAGTTTACGCAACGCTGAGCCGCGATCGGCAGAGAATCCGAAACGTAAAAACCTTGAGCGATTGGTATTGGAGTTTTAGCCATTATCTACCACTAAAACTGCAATAACAGTCTCGTGTATCTATATCACCCGAGGTGCTGGTATTGACTAGCATCGGCCTTAATTGTCCGCCCGGGTCAATTTGCCCGGTCAGCGTGCAGCTAACAGACGTGGGGGCGGCGCTTTGGGAGCCTTTAGCAACTCCGCCGCCCTGGAAAACAAAATCAGAATCAAAGCTATCAGGGCCATTCCTCTTTAGTCCTACGCCAACCTGTATTAGGTCTGCGCCGCCTGTCGTCTTCTCGATTGTTGCATTAACTTTGTACTCAAAAGATATAGTTTCTCTGGAATTGTTGGTCATCACACCGTCAGAATCAACACTTACACGCTCAGATAAGGTCGATGAAAATACTCCATTCATATTTTCCGGAACATTGTCTGAGGTTATCGTGGTGGTTGCTGTAGAGTCAAAAAGTGCATTTGCAGCGTTCTCGCTATCTCTTAGTCCCGTATTATCGGTAAATTCACCGCGAGACATAGAGGGGGAAAACCCAGTCATTAATATTCTTGGTGCAACCTCAGAAATCCCGCCTGATGCATATGTTCCGAAACTTGTCGAGTCAATGTTGGTTAACTCGTATGTGTTGCCAGCTGGCCCGGTTGAGTTTGCAATTTTATATACTGGTGCGCCCGGGCTAGTGTTAATCTCCGTCATTCCTGAGACTGATCTCACGGTAACGATATCGCCATTTACCCTGGATGTTGACCCAGACACAGAAACAACAGCGGGATTAGCGTTAGAAATTCCTGTAATTGTTTCCTCTCCATCGAGAACCACGGACCTGGTATTTTGCAGTGAAATCCTGCCTCCTGGGATTATATTTGCATCACCCAGACCTGTGAATATTTCATTTGAGTTTTGAACCCAGGCACATGCCAGAACATCAACATTCCGAACTTTAGCAGTTCCAAAATCAATAAACGAGCCCTTTACGCCAACTAAATTACATGTAGTATGAATGATCTCATTGTTAGAATCTCCAGAAAGCCTAATGCCATCAAATGTAGTAACGTATCTGGAAAAATCCTGTATATATACTAGTATATCAGTAAGTAAGCCGACGCCTTTGCCTTGTAGGAAGCATTGATTTCCAACTATGACGCATCCCGCTGAGGCAGAAAACATATCAGCGTTTGGCGAGGTTACACCTAGCCTATTTTTAAACAATGCTGAAGACCCAACAGCCATCAATGGATTTGTTGAATTAGAGGTAACAATATCAACAGCCGCATTGTTTCCTGATATTTGACATAACCCGACAATAGCCAAAGTGTTTGGAGAAATATCAACTGATCCCTGGAACCTTAAGTTTGTAAATCCGCTGGCTGAAGCTGATCCAATACTTATAACTGTGCCAGAGGGCGCAGGCAAATCTGAAAGATCTGCAATCTGCACTTCTATGTCATTGCTAGCGGCCGCAGTAGTTGAAATTGTTATTGCGCCGGATGAGTTTACAATAGTTGTATTTGCTCCAGCAATCAGGCTCGCAATGATCGGCGAAGCTAAAGTTTCACTTTGAAGAATCGGCACGCCCACAGCATTTGCTGTAAAATTATGGTCCAGAGTTATTCCATTTTGTCCACTGACTGAAGCCGTCACACCAGAGCCATCTTCTAGATTGCGAATGCCTTTAATTGTTCCCTGATCGTCTAGAACTGGTGTAGCTGTTCCTGGACCTTCCTGCTGCAATGCTCCGGTTGTGCCGAGTTGAGCGAGAAAATTGTCAAAGGATATCCTGACGTTTTGCCCGTTTTTGACGAAATCAAACGTAGAAGATCCATCAATTGGAGTGGTTCCATTTGCTATGAAATTACTTTTCTTTATGCCAACCATTTAGGGAGCCTCTGTGTCATCTTCCGTTGCTATAAATTGATTCTGTTCGGTAAGTATCTCATCATCATCGGCGGCAAAGAAGTGACTGTGCTGAAAGTCTCTTTCTGAGCCGGAGCCAATGGGCGCACCAGCAAGGCTCGATTGCCCTACCGCTGTTCTTCCAAGCTTTCTGAGAATCAGCATTCCCACCCTGGCATCTTCAATTAAAGACGGGTTAACAGGAGTTCCCGGGGATGAGAATTGCGGCCACATTAGAACGGCTAGATTTTTAAGTATACCCATTATGGCTCCACCGGGAACGGTGATTGGGTCAGCTAATGTAGATACTGTTGTGTACCCTAAATTAATTCCATCAGCAGCAAAAGAATCCATCATCCTGTTTAGATATTTCAATCCATCCTGAAATTCAGGCGGCTCAAGATCTGACTCGGACGCCTGCACAAGGATTTCTTGCAATGATGATTTGATTACGTCCGCTGCTGTTTCCATAGTTTATTTTTTCGTTTTTAAGTTTTTCAGTTTCAAGGCTTCTGCTTCCGCTTCCGCTTTTGCCTTGTTTGCCGCCTTGACCGCTTCATCAGCTTTTTCCTGGGCGTCTTTAGCAAGTTCAGCGGCGTCAATCTTTTTCCATCCAATTTTCAAGCAATGCTCTATTGTCGAATCAAGATCATTTGTTTCTATCGTTGCCCCGTTGGGCTTCTTCCACTTAATCATAACTTTTTCCTTTTAATTGTGCGAGCCTCCTATATATATGGCGGCTCGCGTTTATGTTGTCAGCTTTAAGAGCCCTTAGCCGTGACCATGGCCCGAAAAAAACGGATTGGCAACCAAGAAAGCAGGCCGTAAATCAATTCTCACTTGATTAATGTTCTCCATTCCTTGAGAGAACTTAGAAACCCGCAACTGCAACCCATCTTTCGATGTAATAAAGGTGTCAGTAGCATCCAGCTCTTCCATCGGAACGGAGCCGATAGAGAACGCGTCTTTATGCCAGAATAAATTGGGCTGAATGATGCTTGATGCGGAAGCCAACAGCGTAACAATATCACCTGCAATCGGCGCTCTGCTAACTGTGTTATAAGCTCCGGTGGCTTCAAAAATTGCCGGGCCTGTAACAGTAATGTTCCCTGCGCCTGCAATCATTGTTGAGTCAGCCACAACTGTCGCAGTATATTCAACAACTGCAGCAGAGCCATCGAGAACCAGCTGTCTAGTACTTAGATTAAGCCTGTTGACACCTGTTATTCTGATACGTTCGCCAGCCTTAATGGTTAAAGTTGCATCGAACCCGCTAACCGCGATTACCTGCGTCATTGTGTCTTTTGCGGTTGCGTAGGTGACGTCTGGATTGCTCGCAATAGCTCCGATTCTATCAACATCTGCCGGAGTTTGGTAATTAGAAAGAGTGTCAGCAGTAAGTACGCGCATTCCTGCAAAATTTTCAGCAATCACGGCTTGAGTATTGGCCGTCATTGTTCCAGTTTCGCCGCCTAAGTCTCGCTGATCTCCGGCAAGTTCAATCTGCGTAAATGGGTTCACCGCGTAATTCCACTGACCCGCAGGTATGCCTGTTGACTGCATGATGGCGCGAGCCTCTGCAACTGATGCCCAGCCTGTGACAGGGGTTCCGACGGTGCCAGACTGTAACGCTGAATTATTCATCATGAATGCGGCAAAATCTAACTCTAGATCTGTAACAATTCGCATTGCCATTTTGTCAAAAAACGAATTGTCGTCACCGTCAAATTCTAGAGCCTGAACCGCCTCACTATAGCTTGTTCTAACTGTTATGTAATCCTGAACATTTCCTTCAGCGTTGCCTACAATGATAGGGCTGTCGGCGCTGCCCGAGACATCACCTTGCGGGGTTCGAGTAGACACGAAATCAGTAGGACGCTTAAACAGAGTCGTTGACCCCGTGGACGGATTGAACTTACCGTCTAGCATCTGAGTGTTAACGTTTTTGGATAGGACGCGTCTTGATTCGAACCCTATCATTATTTGTTTTGCAATTTTGGTGGTGATATTCTTTACTGTATCAGTCATGACGTTTTCCTATTTTATGATGGCCCCCTCCAGCAGCGGATGTACTTTTTTGCCTGTCGCTTTACCTCTTACGGCTTGAGCTGGGGCTGGCGCTGAAGAAGATTTTGGTTTTAGTTTTTGAGCCTTGGCTCGCATTTCTGGAATCTTCAAACCCAGTTCTATACTGTTCATGTTGCGCAATTCATACAAATCAATGTCCGAATTAGCATCAGCTAAATAAGCAACAAGCAAAGGACCGTCCGGGGCGTCAACTAAAAAATCTTCTAACGCTTTTGGTATTTGAGCCTCAGATACAATACTTGCAGCTTTAGCCAAATCGTCTTCTTTGATGTTGAAATCTCTACCGCGATCTAGAAATTTAGTTATCTTATCTCGGTTTACTTTTTCAGCCTCAACCTTTTTTTCTGTTTCCGCGATTACAAGTCGATCAGATATAATTTGTTTATTAACTCTGATCCCTTCGTTCTTGCGAATTGCATCATCGCGTTCTTTTTGCCTCTTGTCGAAATTTTCATCCCAAGAGTCTAAAAGTTCAGGAATTTGCACCTCTTCAACTTGTTCAGACTTAGCGCGTGATTGTTTAAGCTCGTCTAAATCAGCCTCCGCCTTCAAGCGTCGAATTTCTTCCTTTTTGAACTTACGTTCTTCTTGCTTAAACTGGCGATGCTTTGAATTAATGGCTTTTTGCGCTTTGTCTTCTGGCGTTTCAGAAGGATCAGTATTTTCATCGGTCTCTGCAGACGTATCAGGCGCTAACCCTGTCCCATCGCTGGTCTCAATATCCGCGTTCGATTCCGTTTCAGCTGCTGCTTCAACATCTTCAACTTCTTGCGCTTCAACTTCTTGTAGCTCTTCATTGCTCATTGCTTAAACTCCGTAGCCTAACCCGAAGATTAGGAGCCGCGAAACGGTCGCGTACCGTTGTTCATTGTTTTGTATTAAACGATAATAGCCCAATCATCAGACAGCATGTCTGTTTGACTAGCAAGCCATGGCACTAAATTTCTAGGGGCTTTTTCATTGTCAGATATCAACCCTGTAGTATCTATAAAAATATACGGATGAGACATTTTTGAATGTTTGTCTGGAGTTTGCAGCTCTATAAAAATACCCCTACCATTCCAGCCCTCTCTAGCAACTCTTTCGCCCTGCTTAAGGGCTGCAATCGCTTCTCCAAAATTCATACTAGACATACTTTACTCCTATGCAAATTAAACGTTTTTGACGGCGTCAAGATCGCTTTTATTTATAGCACTCAATTACTATTTAATCAAGTTTTAAAGATTTTCTATTTGGTCAACTTTATCCGCCGTAAGTTCTGCCGTTTCTTCGTAAGTCTCGATGACTGTTGGGCTAACTATTGCGTCTGCTCCAGTGGCTTCTCTTAGATCCTTCAGCGATTGTGTAAGCTGATTCAATTGATCAAACATTAGTTGTTGACCGTCCTGATTCGCTTGAATTATCGCTTGCTGGCTGTTCATGCTTTGCGTTTGCTGCTGCATGATAACCTTGATTTCATTTAGAGCTTTATCATCTGCTTGCTTCTCAGCTTTAAGTTTGAGATCTTCTGCCTTCAATAATGCATTAGCTTGCACTGAAGCGGTTTCAGCTTGAACTCTGGCAATCTCAGCCGTGGCAATCTTGTCTTCAGGTGTCGGCTCTTGCTGCTGATTCTGAGCTTCTGCTTTAGCTCGCGCCAACTCCTCTTTTTCTTCGTCAGTCTGTTGAGATTCCGGTATAACTCCAGAAGTTAATAACTGCTTTCTTACTCGCTCTGCCGCCAGGTCGATTCCTGGAGTTGCGATGTTATTTAATAGAATGTCCGGGGCAACTTCTCCAATGCCTGGAATTATTGCGATCAACGCCATTAATGATTCTACGGTTTCTTCTTGTCGATTTTTAAATGCTGGGCCCACGTCGCAAGTTACATCGTATTTGCCGCGACTCAAATCATTGGCAACAACATTTGTACGCGCCTCCTCGTCGAATACAGTTTCATTGATGGATTTCATGCTAAATGATCCATCCTCGGAAAGCACCCTGATTTGCTTAGTGGTATCCATCACTACAGGTATCGCTTCAACTAAAATTCTTGCCGTATGACAAATTGCAGCCTCGGCAGCTTTGAAATATTTCCTCGACGCGTTGTCACCTTTGTTTTGCAACTTGCCAATGGCTTTGCCTGATAGTGTGTTGTCCTGTATGTCGCCCTGGTTCAGCCCAAATAATCCAGAGGCCTCAGTAAGATCTCTGCTTGTGGTCTGAGCTGCGTTAACTATACCGGCGTTGATGATGGCTCCGCCAAGGTATTGAGGAGGGCCTGGAACTGCCGGATCATTGTTGTAAGTCTGCACTGGTGACAGGCTGGTATTTAGATCTTGAAGTTCGGCCTCGTTGCCTGCTACCTGCTTGTCAGTCATCCAATATTTGGACTTTGGCGAAATTATAATGTCTATGGTCTCGCGGGTTCTCGTATAGTTATATACTCGAGCGGGATCTTTTAATTTTCTAATTGCGCTTCGATAGATTATTTTACCATTGGAAATTTTGAAATTGCCGAAAACAGGAATGATCGGAAGCCAACTTTTAAACGCTGTTTTTTGAGCCTCATTAAGCCATTTTCCACCATCGTATAACCTAGACCAAACCTCTGTAGTATCTTTCACTCGTCGTCTTTTTTCGACAACTCCTTTATCTGCAAACTCATCTAGAACTTTTTCCAGGTCATCATTTTCCTCTCTCACGGACCCGTCAGAAAATTCAATGAGAGTTTTTTTGACTTGCTTCTTGTATAGAAATCTGCCGACTTTTACGGACTCCTTTTTGTAATTGCTTGATGATGTTTGCTGAGTGTCGCCAATAGACATGCCTGAGCCATCTGGGAATTGCTCGTCATAGTCTGCTGTCGACATATCTGTTTCAATCGTACACCAATTAGCATCACTCATATCTCTACTTTGTGCGCCGGGATCATACCAAACTCTATTCCTGAAATCTTCCACGGGTTTGATTAGTAAATCCTGATCAAATGAATCAGCGTCAACCCAATCTTGCACAACCTCCCAGCCACCAATGCTGCATTCGATCATTCGTCGAGCCGCATCTGAATACACGGTTGATGCATTAGAGATAGATTCAATGTTTCTAATGATTCCATCAAATAGCTCTGCAGTTTCTTTTGTACCATCTCCGCCAGCCGGGCGAATCTTGATATCAAAATCAGCCTGCTCTATTTCACCAGCAATCTGATCAACGATAGGGTTACATTTATCAAATGTATATTTGGGCATATTGGATGGCAGTTGATTAATAACGTCGGGCTCCCATTGGCCTTGATCATCATCAAGAAAGTCAGCATCCTCTTGCGCTTTCTGCCTATTGTCAACCTCGGGGGATTTCCCAGTTTCGATGATTGCAATAACTTCGCTATAATCGTTAAAATCTACCATTATCCAAACCCTGTTGAGTAATTTATTTTCTTTGCTTTGCGCGGTGTAATTTCTTCGTGAATCTGCCCAAACTGCCTGAATGCATCGGCCGCTTCTGAGTGTATATCATGCACGGGTTCATCTGTCCAGTGCTGTGTCGTTCTGTTTTTTCGTTTGTGATATGACTCCAGATGCTTGATTCCTTCTTTGCATTTTTCCTCGTCGAACCTGCATAAACCAAAGGCGCTTCTTGTGGACTGTATGCCATGATTGACCTCACTTACCACTGGAACAATTTCAATATTTTTAAACCCCAGGTTTTCAAGTGATTCCATTGGCGATATGTTCTGTTGTTGCCCCTGCTTAACATGAGCGCCGTCATGCGGTAAGTAATGAGCGCCCCAAGTATAGCCAAATTTATTCAACTCATTAACAAAATATTTATAGGGCTCTCCCCACGCCTCAATAAATCCTATAAAATGATGCATGTCACCTCTTTGTTGATGAAGCCAGATACAGGTGCCGTCACTACTCCCGATATCCCAAAACGTATTAACCGGATAGCCCTCTCTGTGTGGCACCTCGCAAATCCTGCCCTGCTTTCTAGCTGATGCAATTTGCACAGTATAATAACACCCCTCTTTGGATTTCTGGAATGCTTCATCTGGCGTGCTTGGGTATTCCTGCCACATTTTATCTGCTTCCCCTGAATAGTCTGAATCTCTAGTTGATACCCACCAAGCCCGCTGATCTGGAGATATAACACAATCCATTTCCCCTTCTATTTTATCAAAGTACTCGTGATCCTTGGCTGTTATAATAACGCTCTCTGAATCAACAGAATATCCAGACTCAATCCACCAAGGAAAAAAATGGAATTTGTAATCTTTTTGGCTTAGAGTTTTCCCTTGCTGCATAAGAGCTTGGGCACGCTTAGACATATTGTAAAAATGCCCGTCTTGCCCTTCTGCCGTTGATTCAATAACAACAACCCCGTTGGTTGGAACCGCTGGAATTGACCCCGTGACCACCTCATCCGCCCTAGCTGGAAAGTCCGCGCATATTTTCCCAAACTCTGAAACGTGCAGATATTGCAGGGTTCCTGATCGCGCAGAAGTTGCCACTTTGATTGAGCTGTTATTATGTTTAAATAATAATTCGGACGCGCTATCTCTCTCCAGAGGCATCATGGCTCTCAATTCGGCAGGAAGGTTATCATAAGCAAATTTAATTTTATCCCTGAATATAGCCTTCGCAATATCTTCTTTCTGGGCGATAACGGCGGCCCTTACGTTTGGCCTAAACAAACAATTATCTAAAAACCAAATGGCAATCATGGTTGTAAACCCTAACTGTCTAGCTTTTAGAATTATGTTTCTGCCGTGAAGATTTTTTAATAGTTTTATTTGATGTGGATTGGGTTTGAATGGCAAAATTAGAGAGTCTTCTCCTTTGTCACCCTTAATCATAATTTTATATAGATAGCCAGAGCATAGCCTCCAGACCGGATCTTTTAGGCAGCCCAGCAATTTTTTTTCATTTGTTGGCTTTATGAATTTCCTATCTGCCATTAAATATCTAAATCATCCCCTGGGTTTAATGTTTTTCCTGATATCTGGCTTACCAGAATCTCCAGTGGGTTTTTCTTGTCTCCGCTGATTTCTACTTTCTCTTTAAATGCGCTTACGCTTACGTGCTTACCAATCAACTCTAGATTCTTAACTTTGTCAGGCCATTTTATTTTTTTTAGCATGCCTATGTTGACGCCATCTTCGGTAATTTCAGCTATATCAATTCCACTCAAATAAGTTCTCCAAACTTTTGGCCACTCACTGATAGGCTTTATACTTCCATCGTCTTCAAGAATATCAATGGCATCCATCTGGTCAATTTCAACAAGTCTTTGAAGCACGTAATCAGAATCAACCTGAAGCCTGCTTGATCTTGCCTTCATTTCTTTGGCTATATATGAAGCTATCTTAGTATTTCTTAGCAGCCTATGGCCTCCTACCTCAGCCGCCTTTACTGATGATTTTGGATATGCGGAAAGGTATGCTTTCGTAGCGTTAAGTTCCGGGTCTCCCAGGTAGATATCAGCGAAAAGCTTTTGCTTTTCTGTTAAATTTTCCTGACTCATAAATTACGTTTGCTTAACCTTAACGGTAACAACAGTTTGCCCAACGATTCCCGCCGCAACAATTGTAATCATGTGCGCTGGCCCTTCAAATTGCACGCCCTCAAATTCACCAATAGCTGTACCTGGTCCTGTTTTTGTAGCATCAATAATTCCCACGTTTGCCCCCACTGAGTTTAAAATTTTCCTCGGCTGCTCCCCCTCATTGATAGTCGCATAAACTGTATATGTTCCCGCGCTCGCATCTGTTGGACCAATAACCGAAACCCAACTTTTAGTTGTGCCAGGACTCAAACCATCAACACCAAGATTTATTTCAAGCGTACCGTCAGCAATTACAAATGTTTTTTGTGTCGTTTTTTGCGCCATTTTTAATACTCCTATTGTTGTGCTATATTTAATTTTTCCTAATATATGGATTATAGATCAATATGACTGCATTTAACAGCATACCATCGCTGGGTCTTGGCAACTCGATTCCTGCGATTGAGCCCGTGCAAAACAGGGGGGGCGTCCCGTCAATCGGTTCTGGCGCTGGGGTTCCTGCGATAATCGGACCAAGCCCTGCAGATTTGATTTTATGGCTTGATGCTTCAGATTTGTCAA